GGCTAGTGTGGCAGATACTGCTACAGGAAAGTCAACAATAACAATTACAAATGATATGACAAATGACAATTATTCTACAACCACCTCTGCACAAGAAAATACCTGTGTTCATGCTCATACTTCTGTAGCAGCAGGGTCAATAGAGTTACAGTCAAGAGGTAGTGATGACCAAGCATTTACTGACGTTGACCATTTTGGTGTTCAGATAGCAGGAGACTTGGCATGAGTACACTAAGAACAAATGCCCTAGAGGGAATGGATGCAAAGAACAGCATCACTATTGTTGCAGGTGCAGGGAATATTACCACTACGAATGTGCAAGAGGGGCTGTGTAAGGCTTGGAACAACTTTGACAATGATGGTACAGCAGCATTTAATGACAGTTTTAACTTTGCATCTATAACAGACAATGCCACAGGAAAAATGCAAATGAATGTAACTAATGCTTTTAATAATTCCACATATACCCATGTTGGAGGAGGAACGCATGATGGAGGGTCTTATGTGGTGTCTTTATATTTTAACCATGACGCAACTAAAAACACAACCCAAGCAGAATTTGACTCAAGAAATACAG